TTTGAAGCCTATCATAAAGAACTTAAAGCATGTGAGATTCGTATTGCCGTTTATCGGGACCCTATTGATAAGATTATAAGTGGCTTTTATTATTGTCAGGAACAGTATCCCCACCTTAATAACTTGGATCATTTTCTATGGGCCTATGAACATCACTTAAAAAACAATTACATTAGGATTCATTGTCGAACGAATACAGCCATGCTAGGTCCGGATCCACGGATCTATACTCATGTTTGGAATATGAACGATATTGATACCAAGCTGCTTCCGTTCCTGGAACAACTGGGTGGGAAAAAGATACAAAAAACAAGGCTCAGGGAACACGAACCACGGCCCATTACTAAAGACCAAGAAGCCAAAGCGAGAAAAATCATGGCCATTGACTATAAAAACGGCTGGTGTAAGGAGTTGATTCCTATTAAGATGTAGTATATTCATATCCTAAACGGATTTTTGTATGCTACAAAAGATAGGATTTCTACCAGGATTTAACAAACAAGTCACACCAACCACAGCTGAAGGGCAATGGATTGCTGGTGACAATGTTCGCTTTAGGTATTCAACACCTGAGAAAATAGGAGGTTGGGCTGAACTAGGAGAAAGTTATTTAACCGGAGCAGCTCGAGCACTCCACCATTTTGTGGACAACACAGGTATTAAATACGCAGCCATCGGAACCAATCGAATTCTTTATGTTTATTCAGGAGGAATTTTTTATGATATTCATCCTATTAAAACAACTTCTACTTTAACCAATGCATTTTCAACAGACGGCACTAGCCCTGGTCCTGCTACAGCAACGGTTACGATTACCTTTGCAACTTCTCATGGAATGAGTGCAGGAGATATTATTTATCTAGATAATTTTACAACCATCACAGGTTCTAATTATGTCGCGGCGGATTTTGATGATAAAAAATTTATGGTCACATCGGCCCCTACTGCAAAAACAATTACCATTACGATGCCTACAGTGGAAACAGGTGCAGGAGCCACAACGTCTGGAGGAATTAGAGTTCAATATTATTATCCCGTAGGACCCGCTCAACAATTAGGAGCTTATGGTTGGGGAATTGGTCAATGGAGTGGTACGGTTTCAGGAGAAGTGACAACGACTTTGGATGGAGCTTTACTCGATGATGCTTTTGGAACCGGAGGATCAGGCACCTCGATTACAGTAGCCGATGCTTCTACTTTTCCTTCTTCAGGAACATCTTATATTCAAGTGGGCACAGAAGAAATTTCTTATACTGGAGTTTCAGGAAATGACTTAACGGGTATTACTAGAGCGGTTCGAAATACAACTCGCGCGGCTCATTCAGATGGAGCAACCGTAACCAATACCTCAGACTATGTTGGTTGGGGTGAAGCTGCTTCAGGAGATAAAGTTTTTGATCCTGGAATGTGGTCTTTAGATAACTACGGAACTAAACTGATCGCTTTAATTTTTAATGGACCATGCTTTGAATGGGATGCAGCTTCGGTTACAGCAACATCAACTAGAGCTACCATTATAGCCAATGCACCAACCGCTTCAAGAGATGTACTAGTTTCTACTCCAGATCGACACTTAGTGTTCTTCGGAACTGAAACTACGATTGGTGACACGACGACTCAAGATGATATGTTTATTCGCTTTTCTTCTCAGGAAGATATTACCGACTACACCCCTACAGCAGTCAACACGGCAGGGACACAAAGATTTGCCGATGGCTCTAAAATCATGGGAGCCTTAAGAGGTCGTGATGCGATTTACGTCTGGACCGATACTGCTCTTTTCACCATGCGTTTTGTAGGTGCCCCTTTTACTTTTGCTTTTGAACAAGCGGGAACCAACTGCGGATTGATTGGGCAGAATGCTTGCGTGGAAGTGGATGGCGCTGGTTATTGGATGTCAGAGAATGGTTTTTTTAGATACACTGGTAAATTAGAATCAATGGACTGTTTGGTCGAAGACTATGTTTATGATGATATCAATACCACTTCTAATCAATTGATTAATGCAGGCTTAAATAATTTATTTGGAGAAGTGATCTGGTTCTATTGTAGTGAGGGCTCGAATGTTGTTGATCGAATGGTTGCTTATAATTATATTGATTCATCTTCTCAACGAGGGATATGGACCACAGGAAGTTTAAATAGAACAGCCTGGGAAGATTCAGCAGTGTTTGGTAGACCTCATGCAACACACTACAATGCGGATGATGATACGTCTTTTGATGTGGTGGGTAATACGGATGGAGTAACGACTTATTATGAACAAGAAAAAGGAAACAATCAGGTTAAACGTGGGGTGAGTACCGCGATCACCTCCAATATTGAATCAGGAGATTTTGATATTACCCAAGATCAAAAACAAGGGGTAACGTTTAGAGGAGACGGTGAATACTTTATGTCGATTAGAAGATTTATTCCTGACTTCTTGACGCAGACCGGAACGACCCGTATAACATTATACTTAAGAGACTATCCAAATGCATCTCAGGTTAGTTCAACCTTGGGACCTTTTGATATAACCTCGAGTACCACGAAACAAGATACACGGGCGCGAGCTCGGTCAGTGGCGTTGAAAGTAGAGAACACCGCTGTTAACCAAGATTGGAAATTAGGAACTTTTAGATTAGACTTACAAGCAGGAGGTAGAAGATAATGGCAGGATTAGGAATAGCATTAAGAGGATTTGGTAAAGCTTTAAAAAAAACTCGTGACAAGGGAGTTAAAAAACTTAATAAGTTTGCAACTAAAGCTCTTGAAGAGAGTCACACTCCAGGAAAAAAATTAAAGGGGTGGGCTAAAATAGCAGCACCTGCTATTGCTTCGGTTCCTTTTACAATCAGATCAGAATTAAAAAAACAAAAAGAGAAGAAAAAATAATGCCATTTCAATCAGAAAAACAAAGACGATATTTATGGGCCAACGAGCCAGAGATTGCTCGTGACTGGACCAATACCTATGGTAATCGAATTCAAAAAAATGATGGAGGAATTATGCATCACTTTCAGAACTACGCTCAAAATGATGGCAACAATGTTTCAGTTCCTAGATCTTTTCAAGCCCGACCTCACTCTGAGCAAGTTAATTTAGCTTATATTACACCACAAGAACAACAAATGTTACAGGCCTTAAAACCAGGCACCCCGCACCGTGGACCAATGGAAATTCCTAACTATGATTCCTTTGATGCTCAAGGAAATTATGGAACGAGTCAACAACATGATGCTCCTACGGCAGGAGATGTTAGAGCTGGAGTAGGATCTACAACCGGAGGTGGAGCAGGTGACACTAGAATAGCAACTATTAAACAAGATATTAGAGACGTCAATAGAGGTATACGTCCTGCAGGATATAATGTCGGTCAGTTTCAACCTTCTCATAGGTTAAACCGAAGTGGCATCGGTGGATTTTTTGGAGGCCTAGGTCGAGGTCTACTTAGTTTTTTTGGAGGAATTCCAGGAAAACTTATGAGTGGAATCATGACCGCTAAAGACTGGGCTACGAAAAAAGGACAAAATATTGGACAAGGAGTTCAAACATTTGCTGAGTACCCGACTCTCGATAGATGGTTAAATAGAAACACTGATAAATATTTAAACAAACCCTACAGAGGCCAGGGATACGGATATGATTTTAACGAGGATACTTCACGAAGAATTGTTAAAGATCCTGATTTATATGCAGATCAAATGAAAGAGTTTCGGATGAGATATCCATTAGATGTAAGCAAGTATAACCAAGGAATCGCAGGCACGCAGGCGTATGAGGACTTTTCACCTAATGTTGCCTTATCAAAAATGTTAGCAAACCCAGATCAATTGTATGAAGAATTTAGAGCTAATCAATTAGCAGAACGAGATTTTCCAAGTGATGAAGAAATTGCTGAAGAAAGATTTGTAGGTTTAGAACATATGAGTACATATGATAAGGTTGAATACAATGCATTAAAAAAGAATAAAGCATTGGGTATAAAACTAACTCCAGAAAAAGAAAAAAGATTAAAGGAATTACAGAAAAAAAGAGACACTAAAGGAATCACTGAAGAAGGAACAGCAACAGTATAATGGCAAAGATAGTACAGGTATTAACAAGACAAGGTTTAGATTATGATGATACGGTGGCTAATTCTTTAGTGAGAGATTTAGATGGTGTGGTACAAAAACTTAACACCACGTTTCAACAAGAACTTAAAGAAGAAGTAGAAGCTAGAAACTTCTTTCTAATGTAATGGCAATAGTTAATCAGTATAAATTTTTAGGAACAAACGTAGCAACCACAGATGAAACTACTTTATTAACGCCTGCGGTAGCAAGTTCCGGAGCGGTAGAAACCGTCATTATTAAATCATTAAGAGTGACAAATAACACAGGAAATACTCCAACGATTACTATTAAGAATGGCACAACCAATATTGTGAATGCTCAGACGTTAGTAGCGAGTGCCAGTACAGAAATTTTAACGTTGCCTTTAATTGTAGAATCAGGGGTAGCTCTTAAAGTCACGATGAGTAGCGGAGATTCCGTAGATATTGGAATTAGTTATTTAAATATTAATCAGGAGGTAGTAATATAATGGATACGGTTAAAGTAGACGGCAAAGATGTTCCGCTTATAAAGGCAAAGGTAACAACAACAATTAAACATAAGGAAACCGGTGCCACTTATAAGAACGAGGAAGAGTGGAAAGGGCTCAAAATAGACCCTGCACATATACAAAGAGATGTCTTGGTTAAGCTACCAAGACTTGATTTGTTTGCAAAAACAAAGTAATACTAAAAGTTCAGGTGAAATTCCTGCCTTTATTATAATTACACAGAGACTATTATGGCATTTGAAGAACAAATTACAGAAACAATAGAAGCTGGAGCTCCTAGTATTAAATACCAAGGAGATATTCAACAGCAACAACAAATAGCTCAACAGCTATGGGAACAACTTCCCCCTGAAGCACGGGCTCAGTTTGGAAGCTTTGAACAATTCTTCTCAAGCGGAGCATGGAAAAAAGTTTTACAAGCACTACAACAGCAGATGGAACAACAAGTTCCTCAGCAAGGTCCTCAACAAATGGCCCAAGGCCCTCAACCAATGGCGCCACAACCTCAAGAAGGTATAGGTTCCATGATGCCAGCACAAATGGCTAATGGAGGAGATGTAAGATTAGCAAGTCACAGAGGTAATGATGCATTCCTAGAACAACGATATGAATTTTATTTAGAACAAGGCTTCTCACCAAGAGAGGCTGCTGAACAAGCACACAAAGATTTAATGGAAGGAAACTTTCAACAAGATATGGCTTATGGAGGAATCGCCGGAGCTGATGGCCGTAGACAATATGGCATTGGATCATGGTTCCAGAAAAAGATTATGGATCCGATTAAAAAGAATCCATTAATTACAGCAGCTGTCTTAGGAGCAGGAAGTACTTTTCTTCCTGGACCAACAAGTGGTTGGATAGGTAAAGCGCTCAAAGGTATAAGTGGGAGTAATATAACCAAAGGATTAGGAAATGTTTTAAGTGATCCAAAATGGATGATCCCCGCAGCTAGTTTAGTTGCAGGAGCATTTGCTAAACCCCAAGAGCAACTTGGAGGAGGAGCCATGAGCCGTGGAGCAGGGATCAATCTTCAAGACATAGCAAAACTCGGCAACATCACAGACGAACAACAAGGACAAGCAATAGGATTAAACTTTTTACCT